AAAATTTCAGGAAGAAAATCTACACTGCGTACTCGTGCCATTAAATTACTCCGCTACCAGGTGCAGTACGCAAGTTGGTACTGGTCAATGCATCAATCACAACAATATTGTCAATGGTAGCGCCGTTAACAAATATTTCACTGGGTTCTGCTCTTACTTCGTACATGTCGCCAAAGTATTTTTGTGTGTCTAGTGGCACTAATACCACTGAACTGATTATGGTTCCAAGATATCTGTGCAGGTACGCTGCCAGTTCTGAAAAATAGAATGTATCGCCAAATCCCCATTTGTCAATGCTAAAATATTCATTCATAGCTGCCAACACAGAACTTTGTATTTCACTAGTGCTGGCTGTGGAATTTTGAGCACGAATAACTTTGATTGTGGCTTGCAATGTTGTGGCTGCTTTAGGTCCAAACAATGGTTTAAACACTACAGAATTCAAAATAATGTTGTCACTGATCATTTTGTATTCATTGAGATTTTGATATTCTGTGCTGAGTGCATCAATGGTTGGCACATCAGGTTCTGTAACTGTGCCGGTGGTGTCTTTAATCCAATTTTGATAGGCAGTGTAGTATGACTGTGTTACAACATACAAGTCAATAATATTAGTGGTGCCAGGATCAATTCTATTGGTCAATGGTGAGTTGTGACGATATTGGAAGTACAATGCTTGTCGTCCTGTTCTAGCAATCCAATCGCCTTCTGCTGCTTGCGTGATAACTCTCACTCCGGCAGTATTAACAGTCAATGTAAAAAATAATTCATCGGTGTAGGCATAGAAAACTTGCCCAGGTGAGTATTGAAACTTTACCAGTTCAATATTATCATACGTAGGATAGTCTGAATTGACCACTCCAGGTTCTACCAGCAAGTATCGTTGCAAATTATCAAAGTCTACAGTTTGTTGCAAGAATATAAGTTTGAGGTTGGGATTAACTGTTGGTGCAACAATTTCATTGAAGAAATCTGGATTGTCTGGCACGCCATCTGAGTCTGAATCTCTATAGCTGATTAACACTTGAAAGTCATCAACATAGCCATCAGACTCCACAGGCTGTCCAGTGATTGTGGTATAGATATCTCCAGGCAGTGGTGATGAGCTGTCTGGTTTGGTATTTACTGCCAGCACATTAATAAAATCTTTGATGGTGGTGCCTGTGCGGCTGTCGTAAATTTTTTGATTTCCGTAAAAGAAGAATCTTGTTTGCAGCACTGATCCAAAGTAATAAGCAAGTCCCCGGAATGTGATTGTATATTTGTTGTCCACCGCCACAAACTGTACCATCCAACTTGCATCTAAATTGTTTCCTGATGTGTTACCTGCATACGCTTGACTCCAAGTGGCATCAGCATCTAGATTGGTACTGGTAATAACATACCAGGTGCCAGCGGTGCCTGTAATGGTACCATCGTTATCATAGCCAAGACCAAAATTTCTGTACAACAAAATTTGTTGTGTCATTTGTTCTCTAATAGCAGGAGTCAAATCTGTAAGGAATACAGGAATAATACTATCCACCACAGCACCTGTGGGCACAAAGTTATTGAGTGCAATAGGGCCTTGGCCATTGGTTAAATTACCAATGCCGTTATTACTGCCGTCACCTACTATGGCAAGTGGGCTGGCCCAAATTTCCAAATGGTCTTCGGGTCTAGTTGGCAGTCCTTGTTTCAATCTATTGTTTGCATCAAAGTAATACGGTTGTCCATTAATAACTGGAGGTATAAATTTAATTAAACTTTTTTGCACCACATACTTGAATGCAGTACTGCTAGAAGTTCCAACCATAACTGGCGTACCTAATGCATTTTGAAAATACCCTGTGGTTTCGTTAGCCAATGTTGTGCTTTGATTCCAAGTGCTTAGAGCAGTAACACCAGTGTTTACAGTTATTCTTGGAAAGTTTGCATAGTAAAACTGTTTGAATGTGGTATCAATAATAGCAGGCTGTACTTGGTTGGCAATGAGGTCAGCAATCTCATTACGATTGATCCAACTAAACAAAATACTAGGAAGAACATTGTTTTCCCACATAGCCCCATCACTGGAAAATGTGTTGGTAGACGAATACTTGCCTGTGTTGTCCACAAGATCAAGATACCGACTAGTGCCAATTGAGGCACGATTCACTGCTTTTGATTTGATAATAGAATTGTAAAGAGTAAACGGAAACAAGTTATAGTCTTCACCGTTGACCATGCGATTCTGTGTGTAGTATCTTGCTGGTGCACGTTGCTTGATAGCGTCAATGCTTTCACGACTTTGTGCATTGCTTACTGGTTGTGTGATACCACAAGTAAAAGTAATAGTTTGTAGGTTACCATTACGATCAATATAACTGATAGGCAACACCACGTTCTGCATTTCAGCAGGATTGATAATGTATTGAAGGCCATTGCTTGCACGAACATATGCACGGAAAATGCCCACTGGTATTTCTGAAAACACGCCATCACCAAACACCATGGTAATCTGATCATTGGTTCTGCTGGTCACAGAAAATATTGGTCTTAGAGCCGCAGTTTGTTCCGCTGCCGCTGAGTAAATGTTGTCAGTAAATGTCCACTCTCGACTGATACTACCCACATTATCTAATTGGAATAGCCAACGATCTTCGTTGTTAACACCATCAATGTTGATGTTTACTGTGCGATTGGCAATGCGTTCAGCCAAATTAAAGTCTTGATTCTGTAATGTGCCTTGTTTGAAAAAGAAGAAAAAACCATTGTTAGCACTTTGGTATCCTAACTTATCATTACGATACAACATATTGAATGTAGCATTGGGTTTTGGACTTGGCTCATAAATGTAGTCTCTTCCGGCTGTGCTTGAAGTGGTGGCTTCAAACGGCATGTTCACTCCGTCCACTGTGGCAGTGTACGGAATCACTGGCAAGAATCCTGGCACTAAGTTAATGCCATATTCATTGGTATCTACACCCAAAATGGTTTGACGATTAGCAGGACGGCCAATTTTTTGACTGCTGACTAATGATGAGTTTACAATAGCATTCCATTGTTCTAGCCAGTCAAAGTTTGTGGGGTCGGCCCAGTTCACTGTAACGTTGGCTAGATTAACTCCGTTGTAATCTACAACATTTTCTGTTGTGGTCACTGAGAATGCTTTGAGCAGGCCTTGGGCGGCTGTGTTGCGTTTGGCTGTATAGCTAACAAGATTGGCCAATCGTGTGACTGAATCTCTGCGTTCTGCTGTGTCTAAGTAATTTTCTCTAGTGTTTAGGTCAGTGCGGAAAGCCAAGGCCTGGCCCATGAACGCAATAACGTCTAATAACGCAATGTATTCAGATGACTCAATATAGTCATTGAACGTTTCTGGATAGTACAAACGCAGATAATCAGTAAAACTCTTGCGTAGAGTTTCAAAATCATAACTTTGGAAGTCTGCTTCGCGATAGGTTTGATAGATTTGTTTCCAATCTTCTACACCAAATATCGCTGTTTGTCTAGTGGTTTTTGCCATTGCGTCTGGGCCTTGTATTCTTTATCTGTTATTTATGTAGATAAAAAACGGCGTAGTTATACGTAGCTGGCCGAACGGCTGACTTGATTGAAGAACACATTCAGTATTTCGGCATTAACACCGCCTACAGTCTGTATTTCTAATTCAATCAGCATGCCATTTTCTTGTGGATACACATTGATGTTGCTGATGAATACTCTAGGATCGCCGCCTGCCACTCGTTGCACTTCATTAATAATACCTTGTTGCACAGCGTCGACTTGATTTTCAAACAGATAATTCCACAACACTGTGCCATACTCTGGGCGGCCAGGCAGTTGACCTTGACGAATGTTAAACGCATTCAAGAGATCACGTTTGACCAATTCAAAATCCACCAGTGTAAATTTTTTGTATTGATTCTGTGTGTTAAAGCCAACAAAGGTAGTCATGGAAATATTTATCCGCCTTGAGCTGGCCCATTATTAGGTGACGGATCGGGCCTTGGATAGCCTATTGCAGTGAGACTTGGCAGACCACGACGTAGTCGTTCGGCATTCACACGATCCCATACTGTTTCGTCATTACCGGTGTAAACTAAGTCTTCATCTTTGGTTTTGGCATAAACACTGGTTTCGATATTTAACGGCAAAATACTAGGCACTTTGGCATTGCCAACAATTCGTTTAGCAGCGGCTTCAAGTGTTGCTGTATTCACTGTATCTTCGGCCGCCAAGGGCGTGTACTCTTGAAGCATGGACGGATCTATTTTAGTTTGCGCCAAGTTTACAGCAAACGCACCATTAACTGCGGCAGCATCAAATTTGGATTTGATGTCA